CAAAAGCAAAAAAATAGAGAAATGCAATTTGCAAAAATAGAAGAACTAAAACAGCGTGACCCACTAGGAATTTTATAATGAACTATATTGAGTTTTCAAAAAGTATAAAAAGTAAATATCCGCAATATAAAGATATTGATGATTTAGAGTTAGCAAATAAAATGATTGCTAAATATCCAGAATATTCAGAACAAATAACTTTTAATGAAAAAATAACAGCAGCACCTGAAACAATTGCACAAGAGCCAACCTTAATGGAAAAGATACGTGCAATTGAACCAAGACAGGCTATTGCTGGCGTTGCAAAAGCTGTACCCTATGCGGCAGCGTTAACCCCATTAGGATTAGCTGGACAAGCTGCAATTACTGGAGTGAGTCGAGTTGCTGAGGGTGTAGCTGAAAAGGAAAGATTACCACAAGCCTTAAAAGCTGGCGCTATAGCAGCTGGAACTGAATCAGCAATAGGAAAAGGGTTAAAACTAGCAAAGCCAGTAGCTAAAGCTTTGGCTAAGCCAGCTAAAGAAACAGCAGGATTTGTTGGAAACATACTAAGCTCAGTACCTAGGGAATCAATAGAAAAAGCATTAAGCAATCCAAGAATATTAAAAACCAAAGATACATATACGGATTTAGGTAAAAAAGCAAAAGAGGGTTTGCAAAAGTTATTGAAAGAAACTGGAACACGAAAAAAACAAGAAACAAGAATTTTAAAACAATCTGAAAAGCAATTTGATTTATCAACGTTCGTAAATCGTCAGAAACAACTGCTTGAAAAGAAAGCAGGACAACAAAGCGTTTACACGCCACAAGAAAAAGTAGATATAAATTCAATATTAGATAATGTAAAAAGAGAGCGTAGCCCAGAGGGATTACGAGAAATTATGGACCAGATTGACAATACAAGTCAATTATATAAAGACCCTGCAACAGTTTCTAAGAGAACCACAAAAGGCGATAAAAAATTAAAAGAAATAAGCAACAAAATTAGAACTCAATTAAAAACTGAGGTTCAAGGCGTTTCTGATTTAAGAGAGCAAACAAAAGAAGTGCTTGAAATTAAAGAAATCCTTGGTAAAAAATTAGCAAAAAACAAAGACGCTTCAAAACTTTTAAAAAGACAACAAGATGATGTTACACAAGAAGCATTACAAAAACTAGATGACCTGTTACCAGAAAAAGATAAATTTTTAAATAAGTCAGAAAACATAAAAATTAAAGAACAGTTTAGTAAAATTTTTCCTGGCCAAGGCGGTGGATCAGGTGGGCCAGAGGGCGTAGCCAATTTAGCGCGAGTTATATTATCCGGAGCGATAGGTGTAAAAACAGGAGCGGTAACAGGCGGGCTGACTTTTGCTGCTTCAAGCCCATTAGTCCAAAAAGCAGCTATCGGAACATTACCAACAGTAGGAAAAGGCTTACAGGTAGCAGGAAGAGCAATCCCAAAAGCTGCAGCACTAGCAGTTACCCCAATAGAAAGACAAGAAAGCGGAGGCATAGCCCCAAGATCATTACAACAAATTAAAAAGGAGCGTGGACTATAATGGCAATACCAAGTGCAAGTCAATTTAATAAATGGAGTGGAACGAAATTTACCAATACCGATTGGGATCAGAACATAGACAAAACAGTAGAAATATTAGCTAATGGCAATTATGACCTTAACGTGGCACAAGTAACAGCTACAAGTTACGTTGGCATACCCTCCGATCAATTTTCGACAATAACAGCAGGTGAAAACCTTACAGCAGGTGATGTTGTGAGAATTAGTGGTGGACAAGCGTATAAAGCAGACAATTCAACAAGTGCCGGTATTACAGCGGTTGTGGGCGTTTGTAATACCACTGTATCAAGCGGTGGAACGGTTAAAATTGACTATGGGTTTTATAATTCGTTTAGTTCATTAACAGCCGGTACCATATATTACATAGGAACAAGTGGATCGATAACAGCAACCAAACCAAGTTTATACCCTGTAGAGATTGGCCGAGCAGTCAGCGCAACAAGAATAAACCTTAATTTTCGCGAAGATGATAAACCTACTGGAACTATTATTAGTACAGCTTTAACATCAGCCCCTAAAGGGTATATTGAATGCGACGGTTCAGCAGTTAGTAGAACGACACACGCACGTTTATTTGGGGAATTAGGCGTTATATATGGTAATGGTGATGGAAGTACCACGTTTAATTTACCTGATTACAGAGGCCAATTTTTAAGAGGTTATGATAATACAGCAGGAACAGACCCAGACGCAGCGTCAAGAACTGATCGAGGCGACGGCACGACAGGCGATGCGGTTGGTACGAAACAAGCGGACGCTTTACAAGGCCATCATCATCAATTTTTTGCCGCTTCTGACCTAACAAGATCAAATCCAAGTGGGGGAGGCGATAGTGCGGAAATGCGAGAAGCTGCAAGTGCTACAACTCAAAGCGGTAACGATTATGTACAACACGCTACAACAGATTCGACGTACGGAACAGCACGGATCACAAGTGAAACAAGACCAAAAAACATTAATGTTATGTATTGTATAAAGCTATAAAATGGAACTATTAGAACTCATCCCTGCATTATTAGAAATCATGAAAAGTCCTAACGGTCAGGCATATGTTTTTGTTATACTATATGCAGGAATGGGTTTCTATGTGTATAAAATGACCACACAATTAAACAATTTTAAAAAAACAATGTCAGAATATAGAGATCATACAGACGAACAATTTAAAGAAGTTCGAGATGAGCTTAACGACATGAAAAAACTGCTATATAAAATGGCCGGTAAACTCGAAGTCGAAGCATGATAAAAGTACACTTTCACAAAAAAGAATACAAATGGTGGAATATACTAAAATACACAACAAGCATAATCAAAATATTCTCAAATGATATTTATTATCATGTTAGTTTTGAGATAGATAAAAAGTATTATGAATCAGAATTTTTTAGTGGTGTAGCGCGATATGCTAACCCAAGAAATGACATTGCTTACACATTACAATTACATTTAGATAAAAAGATTATTAAAAAAATTATTGATGAATTTGAGTCAATGCTTGGTAAAAAATATGACTTCTTTGGTGTTATTTTTGGTTTTTTTGGCTACAAAGTCCATGATAGCAATAAATATTTTTGTTCAGAATTGTTTTTACCAATTTTAAAACACGCTTATGGTATTACAAAAAATGACTTAAAAACAAATTTAAGCCCTAAAGATGTTCGTATGTTTTGCCTTGCATTAACAAAAAATGCAAAGTAAAAACCAAAGTTTGGTAGAAACTACAATGCAAGTTGTATCTGATACTGCAATTAACGTATTTATTGCTGCTCCTTTGGCATATTTCTTTTATGGTGTTAAAAGTAAAGTCATAATTGAACTAATAATCATTATGACATTAATTAATTTTGGAAAAAGTTATGTCATTAGAAGATACTACAACAATAAAAAAAACAAACGTCACAAATTTAAAAAAGCAATGCGATCAGCTAAACGAAAAAATTACAAATATACAGGATATCACCAAAAATCGCTGGGATAACATCGACAAGGTTATTGATATATTCAAGACCGGTATTTTGTTATTAATTTTTTTAAATTTAACTATTCTATTTTTTGTTGTTTTTTTATAGTTTCTAAATCATCATAAAAGTTGTTAGAATCGCCAATGTAAACAATAAATCCTTCATCCTTTTTAGGTACGATCTTTTTATATACTAAAGCTATTTTTACATCACGATCATTGAAACCATACTTTTTTTGCAAAATATCCTGTAATGGTTTTATTGGATTATCCCAATCGGATAATTTATTTGAAAAATTAAAAATAAAAATTATATAATAAGATTTGATAAGATTTATTTTTTCATTTGGCAGGGTATACAACAGCGTTTTTTCGTATGAGTCATAATTTTTCGTTTTATATCTTCTACCCTGCCATACCTCATTAACACTTAATAATTTAATTTTTTTTTCAATCTTGTGCATAATTAAAAAATCTCATTTGCCATGTATCGCAGAGCAAACAGTTGGCGTGATGCGATTGTATTACTAATCGAAAAATGAAATCTATCATTATTAACTTTTTGGATAGAATCCTGATCTAAAAGATATTTGTGTTTTAATTT